AGTGATTCTCATACAATTTGGAATGTTGATAATGAAATTTTGTTAGAGGTTAGTGGTTCAAATTTAATTTTTAAAACTCAAATTAAAGAAGTTTTAGACGAGAAACTTATTGATGTTGAAATTGCACAACAAACTTTCGAGTTTCTGCAGGTGAAAGGCACTGCAACCGAGCAAGACATTGTCAACTATATACACGAAACCGTCGACCCTTATGACTTCAACAATGAGACAACACCGTTGAAAATCAAGCGCCATTTAAACAACATGTTCATGCACGACTTACTTGAATTTACGGGCAACCGTTACGAATTAACCCCCGAGTTTGTTGACCTCGTACAAGCTGCAAGAGGTGAACACAAATGAGTTTCAACAAAGTCATGCTCGAGGCAATCTTCGGCGTGTGTTGTAATGAGGCAACCGCCCCCTCTTACATCACCCGCTTTTTATCTGAAAACTTTGAGCAATTAAACCTCATAAACCCCGACGACATTGAAGTATTTCACGAGAAAGTCAAAGATACAATCCGCATGTTGAAACAATCCCGTTTGCTAGATGTTGAATACTACTGCAACGGTGAATTTCACGTCATTGCAACAAATGAGTTTGCAGACCTGCTCGGGTATAACTTCGACGAGGTGAGGACAGTATGTTGAAGACTAAAGACGGCAAAAACCCTCGAACCTCACTGCGCAAGTATTATGTCAGTTACTACAACGGGCACATGTTGAGAAATTACCGTTTTTTATATGATAAGACTCAATATTTCATAAAAGGGCGAGAGCGCATTGAATACGAGGCAACAAGCCTCAAAGCGAGCAAGTACAATGTTGAACTTGATGACAGTCTCACCCGTGCGCCGAATTGGATTGTTGAGAAAACAAGAGCAAAAGGCGGAACACTAGCGGGTGAAATCACCTACTTTAAAACACTTGCAGATTTCACAGACGGGGCAATCTCAAAAAGGTATTGCGACCGCCTCTTTTTTGATTTCGATATTGAGGACAACACAGACGTGCAGATGTTGAAACAAGAGTTTAAAACGGCGAATTTAACTCTTGACGGTCGAGAACTGAAACTCAAACGTGTTGAACTGCAACAACGTTTCCGTGAGTTAATCTTCGAGGACGACTTGTTGCGTGATGTCTACAGAGAGGCGACAACCTTGTGCACTTACCTGCAACGGTTCGGTCTCAATCCTTACTTGACATTTAGCGGGTCAAAAGGTGCACATGTCAACGTGTTCTTTGATGAAATGCAACTCACAAATCTCTCGGACATTCAAAAAACACTTGCTCGCAGTTATTCAAAAGAACTCGGGCTCAACTATATTGACTTTAATGTCTTTGACCGTACAAAAGCACACAAACGTTTGCAGCGTATACCGTACGGCACACACTCAAAAACGGGCTTAATTACCCGACCGCTTGATGTTGGGCTTTCTTATGATGAATTGCTCACCGTAATCAAGAGCAAATCAAGACGCCCTCATGACTTCGACTTTGAAGAGTACAAAGCCCCGCAGGGTTTCAACCGCATGCTCATGAAACTCGACAAAGAAATTCAATTTAAGAAAAAAGAACGGGCAAAAAGACTCGAACGTGAAAACCGAGAGAAACGCATTCAAATGCAAAAGAAATACGGCAAAAACTACAAGAGTTTTAATGAAATCGATTTGCGAGACATTGCCACCGCTTACGGTATAGACGGCAAAAGAGAAACGGGCAAAACAATTGTCTCATGTCCTTTTCACCACGACGTCCACCCGTCCGCCGTTGTATATCCGCAAAGGTTCTATTGTAGCACCTGCGCAATCTCACTCAACTATTATGAGTTTATTTCACGGCTAGAGGGCACAACCGACAAAGACAAAATACTTGACATAGCAAGGGGGTTTCTATAATGCAAAATACTGCAAGCCCCCCGTCTTATTTCAAGGACTTCAAAACAAAAGGGTTAGAATGCTTGACCCTAGAATTAAAATGCAAAGACAACTTTATTAAATCAAATCAAATTCACAAAGAGGTGTTTATGTAATGGCAAAAAGAGGACGAAAAAAGCGCAAAGAGTACGTGCCTACAACAATCACGTCAAAGAACACGGCGCAGGAAATCCGCTCATACTTCATTGACTCATTAATCGAAATGAATGAGTATTTAAAAGAGCGGGAATATGTCGGACAGATTAGAGACCAACAAAAAGAGAAAGTGCGCATTGATAGGATAAAGGCACGGTCAAATGTGTGCAACATCGGTTTGCGTGCATTAAAAGACAGACAACTCGAGGACTACGAAAGAGAGCTCGCAGAACTCAAGAGGGGTTTGATGTTGAACCCCGACACCGATGAGGTCATAGTTTTATCACCCGACAAGGTGCAAGAGGTCGAGGAACTTGAGTATAAATTCGAGCAATTACGCACGGGCAAGGTGTCAGACAATGGCGATTAAAAGCAAAGACGTATTAATGAACTTGAGCAAAGACAAGCTCAAAGCATACATCTTTTATTTAACACAAAAATATTACAACGCATTTATGCAAAATGATGTCAAGGCGTACGAATTAGCCGTCGAGCAATTGTTTTTCATCACCGAAGAGTATGAGGACAAATTCGTGAACCTCGACGGGTTCATCTGCTTTTGTTTCTACATCAACGCAAATGCGGTTCTCATGAATGAACATGTCGAGCAAGCCTTTGAGCTCGAGCCGTTGTTTAAAATGAGTTTGCTTGAGGACGATGTTGAAGAGTTACCGTTTGACATGAGAAATATTTTCAATAAACAAAGAATAAAGGAGCGCTATTATGAAAAAGGAACTCGTGAACCTCTTGAGAAACCTTGATGTTGAAGACATTGAAAACATGACTCTTGACTTGTATGAGTTTTATTATAATTTCATTGCTTTAAGATATAAAGACTATGTAGACGCCCCGCATATCAAAGAGCTTGCAGATTTGCTCATGTCTTTGTATTTAGAGGACAATTCAAAGCATTTATGCGTCAGTGTTCCGCCTCGACATTCAAAGAGCTCAATCATGACAATTGCGTTTCCTTTGTGGCTTATCTTTCACGACCCCGACACAAACATTCTTATTGTAAATGCGGAGGCGACATTGTCCGAAAACTTCGGAATACGTCTGCGAGAGTATGTGAAAGAGTACGGCGAAATATTTGACGTGAAAGTGTCCGATGTTAAACACTCAAGCACACATTTGAAGTTTGAAGACCGCAAAGGCAATTTATACAAGGGTTCAATAAGACTCACGGGTTCAAACGGCTCAATTACGGGGCAAGACGCCGACATTCTCATTCTAGACGATATTTACAAGGGTTTTGCGGATATAACGCCGACACTACTCGAGAAAAAGATAGAATGGTTTAAAACAATGATATTGCAGAGAAAAGAGCCCGACACAAAGCTCATGATATTGCACACCCGTTGGGCAAGCTCGGATTTAATCGGGTACTTGCAGGAACATTCACCCGACAAATATGAGTTTTTCTCGTATCCTGCAATCAAAGAGGACGGCACGCCATTGTGGGCGGAACGTTACTCAATCGAGTTTCTCAATGCACAACTCGAGGAAATGGGCGAGCGTTTGTTTTCATGTATATTTCAACAAAAGCCCCTTGATGAAACGGGCTCATTCTTTAACCTCGACAATGTCATGTTTCACGATGACGAACGCTTTGACACTTCAAATAAAACATTGCGGACTTGTCGCTCGTGGGATTTGGCATACTCGGACGACTCAAAAGGTATTCAGAGAGACTCAAGCGCAGGGGTTCTCATGCACCGCACAAGCGGTGATGAATATATAATCACGGACATTCAACACGGACAATACGGCGATTATTTAAAACAACACTTGTTGAAAGTAGCGCAGGCGGACACCTCGAACGTAACTGTATTATTAGAGACGGGAACATCGGGAGGTGCTGCGGAGTTTCTCTTTAAAGAATATAGGGGATATTTAGAGGGGTATATTACACAACAAAGCAAACCCATTGGTGCAAAAGTAGACAGAGCAACACCGTTTCGTCAAGCAATTCTCGACGGCAAGGTTCACGTTTATTTGAGCAATCCGACCGTGAGAGGCGAGTTTATAAAACAATTGCGTTCATTTCCTCTCGGAAAACACGACGATATTGTCGACGCTTGCGCATATGCTTTCAATTGGCTTAAACAGTACGGAGTAGGCTCAACAATAAGTGTTGGAGCTATAAGAACAAGGCGAAACATTAGAGGTGAAAGTGTATTGTCTAACCATTGGAGACGGTAACGCATGAGGCGGTGATGAACTTTTCACGCCGTCTCTTCAAATTTTGAAATCGGCAAATTTGGATCGATTTTTTCGCATTTCAAAATTGAAAACACACGAGCGGGCTTGAATTATTCAACCCGCAAATGTTCAATGTCGTATGACTCAACAATCTTTTGAGGTGTGTTTTCATACTTTCTTTTTTTAAATTCATCAAGCGCTTTCAAATGCGCCTTGATAAATGGCTTGATGTAGAACGGCAAGACCGCACAGTCATTCAAATCGCTCATGTCTTTCGCATGTTCCGTTGCTAGTAGTTTTAAAAAATTGTTGCGTATGTTTTCAACTTCATGTATGTGTGAGCGTTCGATTTCATTGAGTTTGACAAGGTGCTCTTGTTTAATTTCCGCAACGGCTTGTTTTAATTGGTCGATGTCATAAGTGTGTTGTTTTTCTAGCGTCTGCAATTCATTTGCGTGTGCATGTTGGACTTTCTCGAGCTCATGGTGATGTTGACTTTGCAGGGTGAGGACTTCGGCTTTGTGGGTTTCTTTCAATTGCAGCATTTCAACCCGTAATTTATCACGAGCATTGCCGTTTGCTTTTACAGACTCGAAGAGGTGCTCATTTACTTCGTCAAGCTTTGCATTATATTGAGAGCGTAGTTTTTGCAATTGTTTTCGGTGTGTTTCATCTATAGCAAGCAATTGATTTGCGTGAGTTTCTTTCAACTCTTCAATGTCCTCACGGTGTTGTTTTTCAAGTTTCTCATGTTTGCCGTTGACCTCTTCAAGTAATTCATAATTATATTTTGTTTTTTGCAACAATTCGTGTTCATGTGCCTGCTCATTCTCTTTGAGTTTGTCTTCAAGTCTTTTTATTTCAACATTCTTTTGCTTTATCTTGTTTTGCAAGTCTTCAACATACTCTTTCAATGAGGTTTGCTTATGTTGTAGCGCCTCAAACTCTTCAGTGTGTAAGACTTTGACAGTGCATTGCAACCGCTTTGTGCCTTGTGAGTTTCGCCCCTCTTCAAACATTGACTCGTCAACATTATCATTCTTTGTGAAATCCTGCAACCTATAAATCACTTTGTTGTTTCGACCTTGCACTTTATACATCACTTTTTCATACATGTGTCTCACCTCATACGGTCATGACTGCGGTCATGAACATTCACTCATATGTATGTTGCAGGACATTGAAAAACATGACTTGAGTCATGACCCTGCGGTGATGTTGAAATGTGGCAAATTTTACACTTGCAAGTTTGAAAAATTTTGCTCAAATCGGGGCGTTTTCCGTCCGATTTCAAAAAGCCACGAGAGAGCTTTATTTCGCAAAAGCAGAAAGCAACCGAAAAACACCTCTCAAAAAAGTGCTTGCATATGACATGTAGACCTCATAATTTAATGACTTGTAACATGTAACCCTCGTTAAATTAAACGTCAATGTCATTAAATTAAAGCACTTGAAAACTTCATTTTTCTTTCGTGGCACATATAGATGTCTCACGAAAAATTTAGTTTCACCCCCTCAAACTCAACGGAAAATCGAGTTTGAGGTGCATTTCAAGTGTAACTTTTCAAGCATTCTCGAAAGAGTATTGAAGAAACCCGACCGTCTAGTGTTCGCATTCGCTTGAAACTCAATTTTACGCAGAGTAGAAAACGGCGTTTTTATCTCAACGGAAACACCCTCAAATGAAGAAACGGGGGGCTATCTAACGGCGAGAGACGAAACGGGGAAACTTTACACTTGAAGTGCAACCTAGCCTAGAACAATTTCAAGTGTAACTCATGCGGTTACTTTGTGTAAAGTCATGACCCGAGTCATGACCCTCACCACCACAACACAACACGGTCATGACCCTAGTCATGAACCTGCAAAAATTCAACATGCACAAAACCCCGACATGTTGACAAGGTGCATGCACAAATGCAGATGTTGAACTCACCTGCGGAACACCTCACCGTGAAAGTCAGTGTTGCAGGTATGAAAAAAAGTGTCATGAAATATAAGAGGCAACATTGCAGAACATCACCTCACCCTCAAAGGTCAATATAATAAAAAGAGAATGCGTGCAAAATGCACGGCTTGAAAACTAGTGTCTTATTATCTCGCTTAATGTATGGCAAACATCACTCTCATTGCGGTTTTTCTCAATGAAGTCTCGGACGTCCGCAGGGATTGGCACACCCTTTGCTTTGTAATACTTCAACATTGTTGCAATTTCAATGAACTGCTTGAGCTCTTCATCACTCGCAAATTTCACGGTTTACACCTCATAAAAATAAAAGAGAATGTGCATGCACGTTGTAACACACAAGCGAGTTTCATTAAATTGCAAAGGTGTGAAACTCTCTCGTGTTTGCCCGTTACAACATACATGCGGGTCATTCAATCCACGTATTGAGCAACACTGCCATGTCGCTCAATTGATAATTTGTTATTAGTAACGTGTCGCACCCTGCAAAGTGCAACACAATTGTCTTTGTTGACCCTCTTATATTTAATTTTCTTTAGTGTTGCAGAACACTAGAGAGTTTGTTTTTTTATTCGGCGTATTATTCAACATGCTTTCATCATTTTCTCGCTTTAAATCACGTTTTGAAAATTCGTGAAAATATCTTGAACGTGCATTGCTTGTTTTCAACATACTGCTTTGTGTGTCCTCAAATAAACAAAACGTCAATGCGGTCGTCATGTATTCATGAGCAGGACAAGAGACGATGTTGAACTTGCAGCGCTGCAAAAACAAATTAACTTGAAAGTGTTTCACAAGTGCATGTTGAACCGTTCCGACATTGGCGTTCATCTGAAGAGGTATAAATGAAACGGCGGGCTTTTTCATATGTGCATTAAGAATTGCACATCTTTGAGGGCTTTGTTGTTGTGTTGTTTTCGGGTGTCTCTCTTTCATGAGTAACTTATGAGGTTACAAAGTGTAACCTTTATATACTAACTTGAACAGAATTTGAAACATCAAATTGCAAAGGTGAAATCGAATGTTTAACAAAGAGACTTTAAAAAGATGGAACATGACTGAAGACGAATGCGACAAAGCGGTTCGCAAAGTAACCCTCAAAGGTTACCGCTTAACCCTCGAAGAAAAAGAAGAGCTTTTCTTTTACTTCATGGAGGACATGATGGCAAGAGACGACGTTGACGCTCAAATCTCTTCAATTGAACTCGGACGTAAAATTGCAAAAGACATGAAAGAAGACGAAAAACTCGTCCGTGAGTTTGTCAAAGAATGGAGACGTCTCGAGCGCAAATATGACGGCTTTGACTACGAGGACAAAACTCTTGATGAATTGACTCAAATGTGGATTGACAACTACTTTGAGCTTTATTTCATGAGCGACAAACTCGATTTAATCAAGTATTACGGCGCTAAAGAGTACGCACAAGTTTATTGCTACAACGTGGGCGTTTGTCCTGCGGAAGAGGTGAGCATGTGGGATTAAATCCCGCACATTTATTTTTTTGAGGTGTTCGACATGTTGCATGTGTTTGACTTTAGTTTATTACGAGGCGCAACCGAAAACTCACACGTCAAAGTCATTCAAGACGGCGTTGAGCTTTCAGTGTTCGCAATCCGCACAAATGACGACGGTGATGTTGAAATCTTACTCGAGGACAACTGCAAAGGGGGTGAATGTTAATGTATATTGATGAGGCAACCGAAAGGGAAAACTTGTTGCTCGGTCGTAATCCTGCAACAATCACAGACAAAGAGATGTTGAAAAAATACAACCGTCTACGAGACGAAACAATGCAAGACGATTGAGTCTTGCTTTTATTTTTATTTTTACGAGGTGAGAGAATGGCAAACAATAGACTTGCACTTGAACGCATGTTGAACTTGTGTGATAAGCTGCAAAAGAAACAAATTGACTTTGTGAGTTTTGTTGACGAATTTGAACGCATTTGCTTTAATGAAGTAAGCTCAAACGCCGTGAGACATTTTGCGGACGGTTACCGAGAGGCTTGTGTGTCAACACTCATGAAATACGTATTAAGAGCATATGACGGTGACAAAAAAGCATTGCGCCGTCTTGAAGTAGACCTCGAGATTGAGGACTATGACTTGAGCAATGACATTCACGTCATACACATTTAAAAAAGGAGGCAAAGGACAATGACAAAGTTTTTCAGTGAAAGGGGCATTAAAATGCCCGAATTATACGAGCAAGAGAACAGTGAGAACCCTATTGCATACGCACACTTTATTGCGGGCGATTGGCATTGGTACGTGACCGAAGCAAGCGAAAGAGACGGCGACGTCCTGCTCTTCGGATTGGTGAACGGTGAAGAAAAAGAACTCGGATATTTCACACTCATGCAACTCGCAAGTGTGGGTGCAGGATTGGACGATGACTTCAAACCCGTCGGTGTATTCGACATCTATGAGGACTTTGACTTGCGCAGGTGAGAGCAAATGACAAACGAGCATGTTGAACGTGACAAAGAACTCACCGAACGCCTTGAGAGGTTTGTTGAAGAGCGGGGCATGTTCCCGCTTTACACTCTCGCAGACGACAAGATAATTCATAATTTACTTGACATGATTGAAGAGCTCGAGCACAAATGCGAACAGCTTGAGACACAAGAGCATGTTGAATTGTCACTCGAGACACGGGAACGTCTTGACAAGTATGTTGAAGATAATTTGCTTTTAGTGAACCCGTCAGACCTCGACTATATGATTAATTATTTACTCAATCGAGTCAAAATGCTTGAGCTTGAGCGTGAGGTGTTGTTTGACGCCGTGCTCATTGCAATACAACGTGATGAGGACTTGCAGACAGTAACCGACATTAAAGAACGCCTCACTTATTATGTCAACATTGCATTTCACAGGACGGGCAATTTTGACGGGGTTGACTATGATGTCCGCAGACTTTACGAACTCGCAGACGAACACAACAAAACAAGACGCTACGACAACGGCGTCTTTCAATGGAGGGGTTGAACATGTCTGTTTTTAGATACCGCATAATGCAAAACAACCGTCAACTTGTTACTAATTGGATAAACGCAGAGGACAGACAAGACGCCCTCATGAAACTTGAAGATGTTAAAAACGAACTTAACGCCGACGAAATACACTTGACAGAAGTGTTCGGCGCTACACAATGGAGGTGCTAGACCATGAAAGACAATGAAAGACCAAATTTAAAACAAATACGCATTAAAAAGAGCGTATGCGATAGACTAGACGAACGCAAAGGCAAAGACGACTCATACACCGATGTCGTCAAAGCATTACTTGATGAGAACGAAAGACTCACAAGCAGGTGCGAAGAGTTACAAGAGGACAAAAAACAATTGTTTCGTTTAGCAAAAATCATTGAAGTAAACAACACTTATGACTTATCAAACCCCGAAGAAAACAAACGAGCAATCAAAATGCTTGAAATGGCGGGCTTTGAATTGGATACACCAACACAAAACGAATGAGGGGCATGACTTCAACATGCTCACTTTTTTTCTATTTTTCACCCTCGACTTTCACCCTCGTTTTATGCAACTTCGATATGTGCATATTATACTTGCACATGTTAAGTGCTCGAAATATTCAACACCCTTTGCAGTATTTGAAAGCACTTGAATTTTTCACGGGTCAAGTCTTGTTGAATGTAGACCACGCAAGCAAGATTTGAGAAAGTATGTTGAAAACACCTGCTCATTTCTTTCCAAAACTTTCCAAAACTTTCCAAAAAGTGAAAAGTTTCGGGGTGGTAAGTTTATTGCAGGAGGGTGCGTTCATGTTCCTGCAATGAATGTTCATGCAGCTGCAAAGGGTGGTGATGTTGAACTTGCAGGGTGTAAACAGAAAATGTAAACAAAATTAATGAAATAATGAAAACATTAAATAATGAAAGAGAGAAAAGTATTAATTGCATACGAGGTGTTTGACATGGATTACATAAACGTAAATTTTCAACTCGACAAGAGCATTCACGCAAGGGCGAAAGAGTACGCTTTGAAAAAAGACAAGACAATCAAAGAAATTTATACAAAATGGATTGTTGAGGGTCTTGAACGTGAGACAAGTCAAACAAGTTTGTATGTAGAAAATGAAGACAAAGACAGTGATGTTGAATTGTAAAAAATAGTTAAGTAAAGAGAACGGACGTTGCAGCGTCCGAACTCGCAAGAATATTCTTGAACTTATTTTGTTTTCAAGATTATATATACTTATTGACTACTTGCACGAAAATGCGGACGGCAAAGTGTTTACAGAAAGTGTAAACACCCGCAAAACCGTGTAAACATTTATTTTTCAATGTAAACATTGTCTTTTGCTACAAAAGAGATGAGAAAAATGACAAGCAAAAGAACTAAAGTAGTAAGCGGACGTTTACCGTATGAAACAATAAAAGAAATGGAAGAGCTCGGCTTAAAAGTCAATGAATGCGTGCAAATTGCATTGAAGACTAAAAGAACACCTAAAAAGTTAATGGAGGCAGAATTGCGCAGTTTATTGAGCGAGCAAGAAAACCTCGCAAGTCGTCTTGCAGATGTAACAACACAGATATATGAACTCATGAGCAAATTGAACATTGACAAAAGCATTGACGAACTCAAAGAGGATTATTTCGTGGACGACAACACAAAAGCAGTGCAAACAACACTTGAACGCTTTGAAGTGTGGAGGGGTGAGACAAGTTTGTCAATGAGCGACTTTGTCATTTCACGTGAGGGCAAGCGTATTATTGACGCACAAGTGTTCCGTTGTGATTTAACAAAAGAGGATTTCATTGACATGCTTTTCGAGACATATGACAAAAGCATTCAAACAAAACTCAAATCTTAAAGCGTTTTGAAATGGTGAAAACTCGAAAAATTTTGAAAATTTTGTCTACTTGAGCAAGGTGTTTACGTTTACAGTTTACGTAAACACCCCCCGCCACTATATACGCAGACATTTGAAATTATATTATTTCATTTGTAAACATTTATTATTATTATTATTATTATTATTATTATTAAAAAGAAAAGAAAGAAAAGAAGATGTCAAAATGACAAAAAACAAATCATACGTTGAGCATGTTTTAAAAGCAGTACGACAACACAAGCACAAGCAGTATGTTGAAAGGCACATGATTTATTGCGACGAAATCCGACGCAAAGGTGTGAAAGAAAGCAATGACGTGATAATCTGCAAAGCTCTTCAACATTACTTGCAGACACTAGAACATGACGAACACGTGAAAATATAAAGTGATATTATGCAAAAAAGATATATTCAAATGGAGCGTTCACCGTTCCACAAACAAAGAAATATGAAAGCCCCTCGAGGTTCGGAAAACATACAAACGCAAGTTTCACAAGACATGTTTGAGGACTTCATGAAATACGCTAGACACTACAATGCAGAACACCCGACCGACAAAGGACTCTCAAACAAAGCAAACCCCCTCAAACATATTGTCAAAGAGTTTCTCAACAACAACGCACTTGAACGCAAGTGTTTTGAGAATTGGCACGTCATAATGGCTTGCAATGACATTGACTTTGACAAAAAATTGACAAACCCCGATGTTGACGGTGCAATCATTGGCTTTGTTGACGCCCCCGAAAAATTCACAAAGTTTGAACCGTTCCGAGCTGTTCACGACCGTTTCAACAAGAGCAAATCAATATATGCTCTTGAGGACTTCAACAAAGAAACCTTTGACATGTTGAACCTCTCAAGCTTTGACCGTGAGGTCTTATTCGGTATTGAACCGCATTTTTACAATGACTTTGATGACTTAAAAACCGCCTTGTCAAGAGTTTACGA